ATAGTCAATAAGACAACCCTGATTACAGGAACTTGCTAACTTAAAAGTACTTAATTGTACTTAACAGAGGATAGGCATAGTTCTATCCTCATTTTTATATGAAAGGAGAAATAAAATGATACAAACAATTATAAATGAACCAAAAGTTTTAACAAGTAATTCAAGCCCAGTAGTATTTGATGCTGTAAACATTATAACAGGTTGTACTCCTTGCTCTAGAGGTGGATGGTTAGATTACGAAAATGGAAGTCCAATATTTAAGATATTAGGAAAAAATTACACAGGTTATTACAATGCTAATTTTAGTGCTTCAATTTCTTCTGCTACTCCTGGTGTTGTTGCTGTAGGTTTATATGAAGACGGCGTATTACTTCCAGATACAGTAAGAGCAGTAACAATTGCAGCTGCTGGAGATTACGAAACTGTGTCTTTCAATAGAAAGTTACAAGTATGTCGTTGTGCAAGTACGAACGTAACAATAGCAAGTGTACCAAGTGTAATAACTCCAACAGAACCTACAACACCTATTGTTACACAAGCTCCAATTATTACAAATGCTACGTTTAATCTTGCAAGAACAAATAATTAATGAGAAATAATTCAGTAGATTTAACATCATTATTATTGCAATTGTATAATCTTGTGTTATTAATACAAGATTATAACAATAGTGATTTAATGCAAGAATTACAAACACAGGATGAAGTTTATTTGAAAAAAATAATTGAACAAAATAAACAAATAATAGAACTCCTAGAAAGGAGAGAAAATGAAAGAATTAATTGAAAAAGTTGAAGAATATATATCAAAAGCAGGGGAACAAAACCTAGATGCTTCTGATATAGATTATTTAGGAAAAGTAGTGGATATATATAAAGACTTAAAGGAGGTAGAAAGTATGAACGGATATGGAAACTATGATGGAAGAGGACCAAGTAGAGGAGCATACGGAGAAGATTACGGAAGAAGAGGAGTAGATTCAAGATATCGTGCAGGAAGATACATGGATGGTATGAGAGCTGCTTATGATGCTTATGAAGAATCAAGAAACGAATATAACAACGGAAACTATGGTGCTAAAGAAGATGGATTAAAAGAACTTGAATTTTTGATGCACGAAGCTATGAAGTGGTTAAAATCAATTAAAGAAAAAGCAACTTCTCCAGAAGAACAAGAAATATTTAGAAAACATATAGCAAAGATAAGTGAGATGTAATGTATCGTTTTTATAATGCGAATAGTCATAATAACTTTATAGATGATTGTTTTCCTAGAGCATATTCAACAGTAATGGATATAACATGGAGAGAGGCTTATAAGGAAATATGTAAAAGTGCAATGGAACAAGGACAAATGATGGATAATGGAGAATTTGTTAGGAATTTTTTAGATAAAAGATTTAAAAGGATTCCCTATAATGAAATATATATAGGAGAATTTACGGAAAACCACCCTATTGGTAGATATCTAATAACAACTCCAGGACACATAACAACTTGTATAGATGGCTATATAATAGATACATGGGATTGTACTGACAAAAAAATTGAATATATTTGGAAAGTATCATAAAAATAAGAGGCATTAGAGCCTCTTTTTGTATGTTATAGGGTAAATGGACTAGTTAGTGTAAAATCGCTTTAAATGAGCCTTTATTTTGTCTTTGAGAGCCTATTTTATAAATAGTTTCTTCTAAATATTTCTAAAAAGTTATCATTATATGTTTCTTCAAACTTTTTTTGACATTTTTCTTTTAATTTTGTATCAACTTTTATATTATGATGAACTTTGTAATGACAATCGCTACAAAGAGGAACAACGCAACCATATTTCATAGAATTTATCCTGTTTTTACCAAAGAAAACTTCGTGTAAATGATGTTTTTTTCTTCCACATAAATAACAAATTTCTAAATTATTGGTTAATATAGAAAATCTTTTTCTTTCTAATTCCTTAATTTTATTACTCATAAAAATCTCCTTTCGAACAAAATGTGTTAAAATACTCCCCTATCAAGGGAGGTGAGGGAAGTGATGCAAATAACATACCAAAAAAAAGATGGTAGTGTGATGCAAAGATTTAGAAACACAATTCTACCATATAAAATTTGATAAAGATTTGCAAGAAATGACAAAAAGTCAAAAAAAGTGTTGACTTATTCGTAAGACAATAGTATAGTGGTAAGTGTAAAGGGTAACAAAAATGTTATTGGTCTTGAGAAGTTAACATAATATCAAAAACAAGAAGTTTGAACTCAAGACTAAGGTCTTGGGTTTTTTGTTTATCCGGAAAGGAGAGTTATGAAGAAAGTAAAATATCCTGGATTAGTTGCAGAAATGGCTAAAAGAGGAGAAACACAAGAAGTTTTAGCAAAACTTTTAGGATTGCCGAGAGAATCAATAAGCAGAAGACTGTCCGGGAAAATCGAGTGGTCTATTAGTGAGATTGAAAAAATTTGTGATTATTATAAAAAAGATTATTACGAATTATTTAAGGGTAAATAAAAAGAGAAACCCCTGAAAAAGTTCTCAACTTAATTATAACACAAAACAAGGAGGAAAAATGAATGAAATTAAAAGTTTTTCATTTTATAGAAACTACTACGAATTAATCAAATATCTTCCTGATAATGACAGGCTTGTATTGTATGATGCAATTTTTAACTATATGTTTGATGATAAAGAGCCTGAATTTAATGATTTAAAAAAAGGTATATGGGTAAACTTAAAAATGCCTTTAGATACAAGTAAAAACAATGCTGGTAGAGGCGGAAGAACTAAAAAAGAAATAACCGAAAAGAAACCGATTAAAAACCGAATTAAAACCGAAAAGAAAACAAATAATAATTTCTTATTTCTTATTTCTAATTTCTATAAAGATAAGGGATTGTTAAGGGAGAAGATTGGTGAATGGTTAGAATACAAGAAGCAAAGAAAAGATAAGCCATATACAGAAATAGGATTCAAGAAACTACTTAAACAAATTGAAAATAATACAAATATTTACGGAGAACAAGCAATTGTAGATTTGATTGATGAGTGTATGGGAAACAATTATCAAGGAATTATATTTGACAAGTTAAAGAAACAAGCAAAGCCTTTACATAAAGAAGAGACTACACCTGATTGGTTTAATCAAGATTTAGGAAAAGGAGGTTTTGAGGATGACGGAGAAGATTTTTAATCACCTAAGAGAACACAAATCAATAATCGTAAATTATGGCAAGGGGATTATAAAGCCTGATGAAGATGTAAAAGAAGAAGCAATCTACGATGATGAAATCAAAAAGTATCGTAGTGAGACTGGAATATGGAGCAACAATCTTTTAAAAGAAATAGCAAACGGCAAGGTTGAAGGTGTAAGTATCGAATTGGAGGAATAATGAAAGCAATAACATATTTGGATGAAAACTTATACAGAAAAAAGAAAAAAGCATTAGCAAGATATTTTAGAAGAACCTACAAATATCTATCAATGAAAGTTATTCCTACATTAGGAAAAGAAGGAAAAAAAGATGGAATATATGAAATATACCTACCAACTGAGGAACTATTCGAAAAAGTTTACGGAAAGATATACCTACATTTTTCAGTAAAGAATGATGTAGCAATTATAGAAGATATACTACCAAACGATATTCTAATATCTTGTTATGAAAAAGACTTGCCAACATATAAGGGAATACCTTATGAAACGATAAAAGATTTAAAAAAAATAAAAATAGTAGAGAGGTTAATAAATGGAAATTGAAACAATGGGATTAGGGGCAGGAAGCTATCCTGAGCCACCTGAAGAAAAAACTAAAACAATAGACATAACATTAAGAGTTGAATACACAATAAAAGATTTAGAAGTACCTGAAAAGTGGGATAGTGAAAGAATATACGATGATATCAGAGAAAACATGGACGATTATATAAATAATGCTGTTATAGAAGATTATGAAATAGAGGTGTAATAATGCTAAGAAAAGTAAATTTAAGAGTAGAAAAAAGCCTATATCCTGAAGGAGAAAATACACATATTTTAGTTTTAGAAAGTTCTACTGAACACGGATGGAATTTCGAAAGAATATTTAAAGGTACAAAGAAAGAGTGTATAGAGAAGAAAAAAGAATTGGAGGAAAATAATGAGCCAAAAAGAAAGAATTCTAGAATATTTAGAAAAAAATCAAACAATAACAACACTAGAAAGTGTAATGCAACTGGGAATAACTGATCCACAGCACTACATAATGGAACTTAGAAACGAAGGCTATAACATTACTGACCAATGGATAAACGGAACTAATAGAGTTGGAAGAAAAATAAAATTTAAAAGGTATAGATTGGAGAAATAATATGGAAGAAAAAAATGTAACAATTACAATGAGTGAATATAAAGAATTACTTTTAAAAGAAAGGCCAAGTGATAATGATAAATGGTTATTAGAGAAGATAAAAGAATTTATTTCTAATCATTGTGAATTAGATAGTGAATATAAAAATGTAATTATTAAGAGTAATTGGGAATTTTGTGAAGACTTATTAAAGTTTTTAAAAATGGTAGATATGGATTTTTATAAATCAATAGTTAAAAAATGCTATGATGATAAGCTTGAAGAAGAAGAAACCAAATTAAGAGTAGAAAAAATGAATGCAATTAAGGAACTTAATAAAGAACAAAAGGAGAAAGAAAATGGAGAATAAGAATTACTTTACTGAATTAAATAATATAAATGTATCAGATAAAACTGAAAA